CCAATGCCCCGGTTCCGGTCTCCCCCGTGACAGCAGCGGCTAGGTTTGCGCTGGTTGGGGTCTGAAGGAAAGTGGCAACTCCAGTTCCGAGCGATGTTAGTCCGGTTCCGCCCGATCCAGCGGCGAGCGGGGTTCCGGTCAGAGTGAGGCCCGCAGCAGTTAGAGAAGCGTCGGCGGTGTTCGCGTTATTGCGGAACTGGACGGTTCCATTCGATGAAGATGAAATTCTTGAATTAACTCCAAAAAATATCGCTCCGGAGTTTGGTGTGTAAAAATTGCCACCAGTTGAGCTTATTGAGCCTCCCGCGATTATTGTTCCAGTGACCCCAAGACTTGTAAGCGTGCCTACGCTTGTCAGCGAGCTTGTGACGACGTTAGATGCCAATGTGGTTCCGGTGATTGCCGAAGCTGGAATAGTGCAGTTTGTCAGGGTGCCGCTGGATGGAGTTCCGAGTGCTCCACCGCTAAGGAGAAGTGTTCCAACTGCGCCAGTCCCATTGCGAAACGATGGAACTCCGCTTGAGTCGGACCACCATGCGGAGCGTCCAGCGATGACGGATGGCGCGGTGCCATTGAGTGTGACGAAGTGACCTGCGTTGCCTCCGGTCGGGATGCTGGCGAAGTGACCCGCGTTGGTCGCATCGCCTGAGACGTTTCCAGACCCGTCAAAAGCAATTCCGAAGATGTTCTTCGATGCCGCGAGCTTGGTGGCTGTTGCTGCGTTTCCACTGATTGACGGGGCGGTGATGTTGCCAGAATTTGATACCGTAAGGACCACGCCGGATGCTCCTTCAAGTTTCATTAAGTCACCTGATACTCCATATCCATAAAACGCCGCTCCGCTGTTTGACTCTGCATAAACTCCACTGCCTGAAACGGATTGCCCACTTATCGCGTTCCCGGAATAAGCCTGACTTGCAACACCGTCCCCTAAAAAAGTGTCAGTTTGGCTTCCGAAATACGCCTCCCCGTCGAAGCCGCGTAGGACGAGAGTGCTGGCTATCGATGTGCTAGTTGCATCAGTGATTTGAGACGAAACAAGCCCGGTCAAACCACTACCGTTTCCGGATGGCGCGAGGTAATCCGTTCCTGCCGTTGCCGTGCCGACGGTTGATCCGTTTCCTTTGAGGATGCCGTTGAACGCTGTCTGCGTATTCGTGGTGACGGTGTTCGGACCGGGTGAGCCTTGGGGACCTTGATTGCCTGCCGGTCCTCTGGGCGCAGTATTGATCGTAGCAACGACGGTCTCGTCGTTGACCGTCATGGAAGCCGTGATGACCTCCACGTTTTGAATCATGCTGGCGGTGATGTCGCTCATGGATTATTTACCTGAAGTGTTCCGCTGAAATAGTAGTCCACAATGTCGTCTGAGTCGGTGGTTTCGATATACCATCGTAGCGATCCAACGGTGAATGGCGGTGCCGCGATTGGCTCGATCCTGGCTTTCCATTCTGCTGCGTCGGTGATCGTGATTTCGCCCGAAACCGCGCTGGAAAGAGTCAGCAAGGTATTGCCGGATTCGTCTTTGAAAACCATCCGCACAAGAGCGAGTGACGAATCAAATGTCGTCCCATTGCTCGAAAGCGATAGCTCTGAAACGCCTTTCCACGTCGCTCCAATTGTGTAAACGCCGAGAAGGAATTGTGCAGGATGACTCATTGTCCGAGGAATGTTGCGCTAAATGAGGTATTTGCGGAACTTGATGCAATCGTCATTGTCGCCAGCAATGCTGCCACCGATGCTAATCCACCAACAACAGTAACGTCTCCGCTTGGGAGAGTTGTCTTGAAATCCGTTGTGCTAGCAACAAGTCCACCGCTATCGCAGGAAATCAGAAATCCCTTGATTCCGGTGAGTGTGGCGAGCGTATTGCCTTCCATATCCTTGCCGTCACCCTTGAGCAAATATACGCCCGAGGTTGCCACTCCTGCGGTCGTATTGGCGCTGGTGGAGGCTGGCGTGATTCCCGGCGATGGCGAACCGTTTGCAAGCGCGATGTTGAGCGTGGAATCGTTGGCGTAATTGGACGATGGACAGTCGGAACGAACAACAAGCGGAATTCTGGTGGCGATAATTGAGGTTCCGCTACCTGAAATAGTGTAAGCCGAAGAAATCGCAGTGTTCAGCGCAAGAGCCGTTCTGACCTTGCCCGCCCATGTCGCTGCGTCATCGGCGTTAGCGACGGCTACAGATACCGTGACGGGGCTTCCGGTGACCGCTGCTGCCGTGAAGGTGACACTCACATTTCCAGCTTGAGACGTAGTCCCAGAAGCAGTCGCCGTTTCAACTTGGGCGACTCCGGTTACGAATGAAGTCCCAGACGCGGAACCGCTTGAAACCGTAAGCGTTACGCTATTTCCGCTGCCGTAGATACAGCCCCCGAACGAAAATCCGTTGGTGGCATTGGTCAAAAGCTGGATAGTCGGATCAATTCCAAGCGTAAAGTCGCCTGACGTATTGATCGAGGTCGCTGCCGCCGATGCGGAAAGGCCATAGGTTAATTTCGAGTTTTCGAGCGAAAGGGCCATGTGGGTAGTGTGTTGAAATTGTGGTTTTGTTCAAGCGTAAATGCAGATTGGGGGCGTTAAAGGACAATGACGGTAGTTGCTCCAGGAGAGGCTTGAGTTCCGGCAAGGGTTTGCCATGTTCCTCCACCACCGCTGCCTTGAACTTCAACAAGCGTCAGCCTGCCGTCCTCAAAAGTCTCGCGAAGTCGGCTATCTCCACCTCCATCCATGTAAGTGATAACGCCCCACCATCCATCCGGCGCAACCTCATAAACCGTCACAATTCCATCCTGAGTCGTCAGGTTCTTAACCAGTCCCGTTGCTGGTCCAGCATAGCCATTGCCCTCAATTTGGATCACCTGACCCTCAAGACTTACCGTAAGCGGTGATGCCGATGCCGCGTCGATCTTTCGGAAGTCGATTGTATCGGTTCCGCCTTCGCTTCCGCTGTCAGGGTCGATGACTGCAATGCCGGTGCTGCCGACCGTCTTGAGTGTGCGGAACTCATGCAGGCTTTCGTCCTCTTTGAACTGCTTGTAGGTTTCCTGCTCGCCACCGATGTTCTTGAGACGCGTGATTTGGTTCGGAAGGAACTTGTCGCCCGGCAGACGGCGCTTGATTTGTGGACGTTGTGGATCGCTGTCAGGAACGGCTTCGATTTCAGCAATCAGCCAGTAGAAATCACCATCGCGTTTGGGAGAATTGGTTTCGACCGATTCGGGAATGAAATGAACGCTGATCTGCTTCTCTGCGAAGAACTGAATCGTTACGTCGTTATTTGGAACGCCTCGATCGTTTGTCGTGAAGCACATGTAAATGTAGCCTTCAGCTTCAACGGTGATCTTTGGTGCCGGAACGGTCTCAATCGAAACTCCTCCGATCAAGGGGGTCTGGTAATACAGTGGGCCATTTGCCGTGTCGCCGTCCTTGATCTTGAGCATATATTCAAGGTATCCAGGTGTCACCGTCACTTCCCATGTAGGCTCCTCAGTAGTTCCTCCTTGAGTTGGAGCAGAAACCCAGAGATTCGGTTTTGTCTGAAGCGGAGAAGTAGCCCTCCGCTTAGTCGGAGTTACATTCAAAAGTGCCTGCAATTCCTCAATCGCCTGAGCATGAGAGTTCAGGGCGCGAGCGGTGATGTCCGCATACTGCTTGAATCGTTCTGGCTTTCTCATGCTCCGTTGATGTCTCCGGTTCCATTCTTATAGATTTGCTTCAGCCACCCACCCGGACCAGAGAGAATGAACTCACGATCAATCGTGAAATTGTCGTCCGTAAATTGCTCTTGATTCAAGCCCTCGTAAAGCCATTCCCTATCGGCAACGGCGGGCGCTCCCGGTGGTTTTACTACGGTGCTTACACTGTTCAGTTCCGATGTAGAAGCTGGAGTATCCCTAGTTGAAGACCATCGGTAAACAACCGTCTTGTTTTTGTAAGTGTCGATTCCAGCTGTGATGCAAAGAGCCATTTCGTAGGGCGAGCATGTAACGCCGCCAGCGGATACTGGATCTTCACTGAATTTGTGTTCAATCGACCATTCGTTTGTAGCTGGATCTAGCTTAACGAACTCGTAGTCTTTCCATTTTTTTGTGGTGTCTGTTTCATCATTCGGCTTGATGTCGCCTTCGATGAGATTCTTGAGGGCTCGCCTTTCTTTTTTATCGAAAGCAAGCGCGACCGGGCTGCTGAGAATTGGGTCATCAGTGGACGCTACTCTCAGGCTCCTCTTGTCTGACGACGATTGCTGATCTCCTGTATCAGATGGTCCACCTGGTCCGCTGAACATGACGCCAACCGCCTTTCGGTAGGTCGCCGTGACGTGGATATTCCCGTCCCCGAATCGAGCCGACTTCTTTTGAAGTTGCGCTCCCGTGTAGCCAGTGGCGAGCCTTACCGGCCCGGTTGAACTGATCGGGATGATCCCCGGAACAAGGTCAATCGCTTGGTCGATTGTGCATCCATTGGAATCCACGACGCCAGCGCATGCGATATTGACGAACGCAATTTCATCCTGCGTAATTTCCGTTTCCTCAACGTCCCAAGTGATTGCGGTTGCGGTGATATTAAAGTTCTTGTAAGCCATGATCGTTTAGCCTGCTGTTGCCACGGTCCGCTTGGCGGTATTCCGGGCAATGATCTTGAGAGTGGAAAGCTGTTGTTTCTGGATATTGATCGCTCCGAGTGCTGAGACAGCTTCTCGGGCTGATCCGCCGACCCGTCCGAGGCTGGAGAGCAATCCGCTGGAATTTATTGCGTCGTTGCTCATCATGGCCTTGGCGGCGTTACGGACTTCTTGCTGGCGTTTGGCGAGGTCATCTGCCGCAGCTTGGTCCTGCTTGAGCTTTAAGGTCTGCTTGTCCATCTCAATCTTGGAACGCAGGATCGAAAGCTCGCCTTCTTTAGCCGCTCTCTCATCTTCCGATCTCTTTGCCATTTCATCCAAGTTCTTGAGCTGAACTTCCTCAAGCGCAATCTGAGCAGCAAGCTGATCGGTTGTTTTTTTATACATGGACTGAAGTTCATTTACCGCTGCAACTTCCTGTTTTCCGATTGCTTCAATTTCACGCTGTTTTCTTGCCTGAAACTCGGCGTCTGATTCTCTAGCCATTTGCGAGCTTGATCCAACCGGAGAACCGCCACCAACGAGTTTGCGGCTGGTATCAGCCATCACCAATTTTCTGCGTCTTTGGAAATCTTCAATAATGCTGGCTTCTTGATCTTTGATCTGGGCTTTTAGCGCATCTTGATTTGCCATGTCAGAACTGAGTTGGTCCCTCGCTGCATTTGCCGCAGTTTTTCGACCATTAGCTTCAATCCCGGCCTGTCGTGCTGCGTATTCAGCAAGCGAGACTTTTTCATCCATCGCCGCAATTTCAGAATCAAGCGATGCTTGTTTGATCTGTGCTGTTTTCTCTTCGTTACTTAGCATGCTGTTACTTATCGAAAGCATTTTTTCTGCAAGCGCCAACGCCCTCGATGAATCTGACAATGTAGCGAAGTTTCCGGCAATCAAATTTGTCTCTGCGGTTTTCTTAGCCATTTCATACGACGCCACCGAAACGTAATTTGACATCGCTTTAGTGGTTTCTTCAATCGCTTTTTTTCTAGCCTCAAAACCTGTAAGGTCAATAAATCCAGATTTAGCAAATTCCGCCAGCTTTGCCTCTTGCATGGCATCCAGCAGCCCGAAAATCTTGTCAGTCAAGACGTAGATCGAAACAGCGGCAATAGATGCGCCCGCCGCTAGTCCCGCGCTTCCACCAAACATACCGATGGCCTGTGGGATGTTGTTCAGGACGCCCTTCATGCCAGCCATGCTGAAGTCTTCAAATCCCTGCGATACTGCCAGCATCCCGCGACCAAGATTGCCTGAACTCTTGTTCAGATCATTCATTGCCGCCTTGGTGCGATTGGCCCCCATCACGATGCCTTTAGCATCGAATTCGCCGGTAAGTTTTACGTCTGACATGATCTTAGATTTCTAGTGATTCGTCGCCTTCTTCAACGTCTTCTTGCAATGGGTTACCTTGCCGCCATCCGCTCAGATTCTGTTCTGGGTTGTCCAGCTTGACCGCCCATCGACGAGCGATGCCCTTCGATGCAAGATGCGCGTGAATAAGCGCCCATCCCTCTACCATTGAAAGGTCGAAAAGAGCTTCGTCCTTTCTGATTCCGTTCGCCTCGTAGAGTAACTGGCACCATGTTGCTATGTGGTTGGGTTCTGCGCCTCCGAGGCGATAGGCTTTTTTCCGGCTGAGTCCGGTTTAGCGACTGTCGCCGACATTTCAGTCGCCAGGAACTCGCCATCGAACCATTCCTTGAACTCAATGACCTCAGAGACGTGCAATGCGTCCTCCCAGAGCTTGCCTAGCGCCGCCACGGGGTCTTCTGAAGCCATTGCTGCCACAACCTCTGGATCGTGCGTTGAACGGGTGCAGAGAACCCAAGAACAGGCATTCCCGATTGCTCCAATGTCACCGTGATCGGGGGTAATCAATTCCTTGACCTTGGAGATCAAAAGGAACCTGGAATAGGTCAGCGGGAGATAGCGCGAATGACGAGGTTTGAGAATCGCTTCGCTGATGATGTCGTGTCGGTTCATTTTATTGGTCGAACTGAGTGAGAATCTTCCGCTCGGTTTCAGCGGAACAATCTGGGTGAATGTAAGCAAACGAGTCGCCCTTTTCAACAAGGACCAGTGGCTTGTCGCCTTTTACTGCCGTCACAAGCTGTTTGTGATTCCACAAAGCGCATTTGACGTAGGCAAACGGATGCTGCGGATTCGTGACATGAAACGTATTGTCGCGCCACCAACGGATCAGGTCGGCGGTCTTCCATTTTCCGCAGTTTGAAGTATCCGAGACTCTCCAAATTCTGACGCTTGATCCATTACTTACAAGCGAGCCAGACGGCAGCTTATCGTCGCAAAGGATGCCCATTGCGGTAAGTGCCGAAACAAGGCGAATGTCGCTTGTGTTCGTTCCGTGAATGAAGTGGTCCATTTTATTGATTGTCTTTTATAGTTATGAGTTGAGTTACGATCAGGTCGCCATGAATGGCCAGAACGTGCCGGAAAGCGCACGACGCTGTTCAGCTTCGTTGCCCTTGGTGACGGTAGCGCCTTTGACGATGACCTTTCCTCCGGTGGAGTAGTTCGGGATGAACGCGGTGTGGGTCGGGATGTTGGCGATAGTCAGAACGACGCCCATGACCCAAGATGGGCTTCCGGTGGTCTTGTATGCGCCGTCGAGCGACCAGTCGGCCTTGGACTTGAAATAGGCACCGGCAACAGCCTCGCCCTGCTCGTCCTGAATGGTCTTCTCATCAAGCGAATAGTCAAACGACATAGACTCGATGTAAAAGCCGGTTTCGGCACTCATGCCAAATGAAATTGATCCGAATGTGGTAGCAGCCATGTGTTTAGGTGGTGGTGATTGGATTGTTTGCGGCTAGGCAGGTGAAGGAGTAGCGGGCCATAAAATGCCGCTTCCCAATGCTGGTTTCCGACTGAGTGAGATTGTAGGTGAAAACAGTGAGCTTTGGATCAGCTCCGTGGATCATGTCCGGCATTTGGTAGACCATTCCAATGATGTTGCTGACATCCTTGCATAGATCATCAAAAGTGGAATCAACTCCTTCAGAGTCGATTGATTGAATGACTGTAAAATTTCCAGCGACTGTGTAAAGGCCGGGGAGTGAGTCTTTGTAAAGCTGTGCGTTTTCAGCGGAAATGATGATCCTGCAAGTTTCCTCGGCGTTGATTTCAGCATTCAACTCAACATCGACCGTTGGATTTCCGCTTAATGTCTGTGATTGCAGAATAACCTGCAATGCAGCGACGACTTGTTTTCCGATCTCGCTCATGCCGCCTCCTTCATGGTATTGATTGATCGAGCTGAGTTCTTGAATCGCAGATCCATGTAAATTTTGATGGATTTTCTGGCGTAATCAACAGCCAGAGACTTCAAATGATCGGGAAATGCGTAGTTGGCGTAACTGAGCTTATTTTCCACGAATACAGTGGTTTTACCTGGAGCGTTGCTGATTCCGGCTGACCCAATTCCATTTTTCCCGCGAATGACTTTGGATGCCTCCTTGGGCCACACAAAGCGATTGTTGGCGTTCTTGGCCTGAGAGTAGTTCTGAGTGCCGCCAAGCGTTTCAGAAGCCTGTCTCCATGCTGCTTTTGCCAATCCAGCCAGTCTCCGCTTTTTGTTGATGAGCGTCTGCTGATTGGCGTCATTGACCATTGCTTGTGGGCGGGTCTTTGGATTCAAGCGCCATGCTTTGCCAAACAAACCAAACGATTTCTTTTTGAGTTCGGCGTGCTTGGATTCATTGGTCCGACGCGGAACCTTGCGGGCGCTATCAAAGATTTCATCTTCGCGTTTGATGTTCAGCGATTCCTGGCTGTCGATCTTTCCAGTTCCAAATTCCGCGCTCATGTGAGCTCTCCAAAAAGCATCAGCTTTCTTTTTCCCGTAAGCATCTTCAATCAAGGAATAAGCCGGGACGAACCATGTTGGAGACGATCTAGATGGATAAGCGTGCCGAATGTCATCCCCGATCCGTTCCTGAAGCGCCTCAACGGGCCAAGGCTTGCCCTGCGCCATAGGGAGCGTGTATTGCATTGCAAGAAACGCCATGCGCTTGCCAGCAAATGCGCCGACCTCGGGAAGAAGACGGTTCATGTTCTTGGTCATTCTTTCGGCCTTCTTGATCGCCCGCTTGGAGTCGCAGTAGAGAGTGATCATAGGTCGGTTGCGTGTGCGAAGTAAACCGTGGTGAGAGCTTCACCGATGTCCACATTTGAGCAGCGAACACGGACACCTTTGATGGTTCCGGTCTTGCCAATCAGGGTAAGATCAACTCCGGTGGCCGACTTTACAATAACGGACGCATTTGTATCGAGCTGAATGCCGCCTTCCATGCCTTCGTTGCTGCCGCTGACACCGCTCCATACGCCTGTCAGCGTCACCGATCCAAGCGTGATTGAATCCGTCCCGATGACCGGAGCGGAAACGTCAAATCCAGATTGGATGAAGCTGTCGAGAGCGGATGACATGATGATTGAAAAGAAAACAGCCCGCCCGTTTTGCAGGCGGGCTGTAATCAATGAGCAACCGATACCAAGAAATTAGAAACGAACCGTTCCGGTGGCATTGACTGCCGCGCCGGTCGTGGTGGATGCACCGAAAGTAACCTTGAACCGGACATAGCGAGCGCAATCGGAGGGAAGGCGCACGCGACGAAGCAATGCGGCAACTCCTGCTCCACCGGCTCCGGTTTTGGTTTCAGTGAAAAGCGTCTGGTCAACCGCAGAAAAGTTCGACGTGGTCGAAGATTCAATGAGGTAGGTGACAGTGCGGGTGTCAGGAACAATCGTGGTCGAAAGAGCGGGGACGCTCAATTCAAGCTCAAGAGTTTCCGTCTTGTGAACGTCGGTCCCGAAATCAATCGAGGTCGAGTTGGTGGAGGTGCTCGCAGCGGATGGCAGCGCGAAGGCCACCGGATTGACGAGAACGTCCTGGATGTTGCGTGAAAGTTCGTTTGCCATAATGGTGCTAGGTAATTACTTGAAGGACTTGAGCGTTGCGCTTCCGATTTCCACCTCGCTCGTGATCTTGCAGCTTGTGACAACTACGGTTTCCTTATCGGGTCCGATGTTGACGGTCTTGTCTGCATTCTCAGAAAGGATCAGGAACTCAAGTTCCCGACCTTCTTCGGGGTGGTAGAAAACACTTTTATTTGGATTGTTCATATCAGGATCAGGATTCGATTGCGTCGGTGTTGAGGATCGAGTCGGTGGCGATGATTGGAATGTCATCGTAAGCGGTCGGAAGCGGCGCGACAGTGGACTGTCCTCCGTTCGGATTACCAGTAGCGCCGCCATTGAGAACAACAGTCATGGACTGCTGATACTGAAGGCGCGAACGACGGCTCATGAAGATCGCATCTGGGCGATAGCCGATTGGGAAGCTGTTGACAAGCTGGGCGAGGAGCGAGCCGGTCAGACCCTTGCCGGAATCGGCAGTAAGGTTAGCAATACGGCGAACACAGTTAATGTTGCCGATCTGAAGACCGATCCATCCAACCAGGTCAGCAACGCGGCCAGGAAGCGGGTTGGTGCTGGCGTCGTAGATGGTTTCGTCGCGGAAATCGCTGAGACGAGGAACGCCACCCATGCCGCCGACAAGCGTAACGTCTTGAATGCCGAATTTGACAGCGTAGACGCTGGATGCCGTGGTTGCAGTGGTTCCGGCAGCGTTGATGACCGAGCCATCGGCAATGCCAGCGGTGTAGGGAAGCGAAGCCTTGATTCCTGGGAATCCGCTGGCATCAGTGCTGGTTCCATACCAGATCTGCGAGCCGAGCTTGATCAGGGACTGGCGGAAAACGCCAAGAGCTTCGATCATTTCGTATTGATCGACGCCATCTTCCCAAGCCATGGCGACTGCCTTGTCGGCTTCGACGCGGCCACCGAAGATGTAGGCTTCGACGATCTTGCGAACAAAGGAACTCTTGGTAGCGGTGACGCCAGCGTTAGCGAGTCGGAATCCGACGTTCGGGAAAGCGGTGCGGGTTACGGTAGGGAAGCTGGTTCCCTTGATCGTGCGAAACGGGAAGATCATTGCTTCCGGGGCGGAAGTCAGGACTTCTTCAATGAGTCCGACTTCCTTGTCGGCTCCCTGTGCTTTCGCGACATCGAGTAGTGTGAGACGTGCCATGATGGTTTACTTCTGTTGAGATTTGTGGATTGCGATGGCCTTTGCTAGGCCGGTGAGATGAGAAAAGTCTTCAGTCTTGCTGTGCTCCCCTTCCTGAGTGTTGAGCGGAGGATGACCGGCAGAAGCGAGTTCAGCGGTGACCTTGGCGGAAAGAGCGGCTTCGATCTTGGCCTTGTCTTCGGTCGGGATATCCAGCTTGCCTTCGATTGCGGCAACGGCGGTTTCAGCCAAAGCCGATGGCGAGATCGCTTCTTGAGCAGTAGCCAGATTGGCTTCGACAGCTTTCAGCTTTTCAGTGAGAGCGGCATTTTCCTCGGTCGCAGCCTTGAGGTCTTCGTTAAGGCCGAGAACCTTTTCTTCGGAATCGGTCCCAGCTTTAGCCTGCTCCTGAGCAGCAGCGAGGTCGGCTTCAAGCTGCTTGTTGACAGCTTCCAGCCCTTCGATCTTGGAGAACAACTCCTTGCGGGATTCAAACATGACGTTCAATTACGGGTTTCGTTTCAGATTGTAAATGCAAAATTTTGGCAAATGCAATTTTGTTGCATTTAGCCGATCATTGAGAGCAGTAGTTGCTTGGCTTCTTCTTCGTCTCCGATGTCGTCAATCAGACCAAGCGAACCGGCTTTTTCGCCAGAATACCAACCGGCACGCCAGATTTCAGGATCGAGCGTTGCGCCAGCCTTTTCTCTTCCGACGCGAACGAAGTTCTGGAAGATCTCGCCTGCTCGATTGATTGATTCCTGAAGGAAGACAAGCTGGGGCTCGGTCGGCGTCGTGTGGAATGTCGATTTGAGATCAGCGCCTTGATTGACAATCGCTTTCCACTCAATTCCCATCATTGCCCAGAATTCGTCGTCATCGGCCCATGTCAGAATTGTTCCGATGTTTCCGACCTCGGCTGATGGAGAAGCAACGATGGCATTGGTCCCGGACGCTAGCTTGTAAGCGGCTGAACAAGCTAAACCTTTGCAGTGCGAAGCTGTTGGAATTGGCAGGTCTGCAATCATTTGTGCAATTTCCATATTTCCGGAAACTGTCCCGCCTGGCGAATTGATGCAGAACAAAATAGCTTTGCATCCCTGCTCAAGAGCATCCTTGATTTCGTCCTCAATAGTGTCGTAACAGGTTGCGACTCCAATCTTTTCGTAAATTGGAGGACAATCATCCATGAGCATTCCAGTAATGTGAATTTCAGCAATGCCATTGCCGTCAATCTCCATTTCCTCGCGCGGGGAAAAGAAATCCGTCATGTCGAAATACTCTTTCGGCTTGTCGGCAAGCGAGCAAACGCGCAAAGCAAATTCCCGCACCTGTTCCGACCGGCAGAGCCATTGCTTGCGGCGAACGCTTGATGCTTGTAGTGCTTGAGATGTCGTCAGATTCATTTTGTTGTAGTAGTAGCCGCTTGCTGCGGTGCTTGATCGTTTGGCGTCCACATTCCTTTGATTCGAGGATCTAGGGTAACACCGTAGTCGGCCTGAGCACGCTCAAATGCCTTTTCCTTGATTGCTGCGGCATTGAATTTTGCCACCCAATACTCTTCTGCGCTCCCTTCCCAGCCGAGACTGGAAAGAAGCTCATCGTCGGAAAGCAATCCCCGAGCGTGCATATCTAATGTCGCTTTGGTATCGCGGCCCGGATCAATCGAAAGGACTGGAGGCTTGGAGAATGACCATCGCCACCAATCGGGTGAGTCTGGAATCATGCCGAGCTTCACGAACTTCTTGTAAGCGTAGCCGGTGATTCTTCGGAAAACCATGTCCATTGTTGCCTGAATGTCCACGACGGTCCTGCGTGCCTGCTCGATTTCTCGACGTTCGGCAGTTCCTTGACGGGTTGATGTCCAGACGAACGAGAATGGCCATGGAACACCGGCGCAAATGCTGCGGATGCAACGATCGTTGAAGTTCTCGTAGATTTCGCCAGGGTTCTCATGCTTGAGAAGCTCAAGTTTCTGGCCGGTCCCGGCTTGGTAGGTGATCGTTCTGGCCGGTCCCTTGAGATAGTTGACTGTCGGTCCTCCTGCCGTCTCAGCAACAGCCGCAGGTCCATCGAAATGACCACCCGGATGATCGCCATCCGCGATGCCGGTCATGTTGTTCTCGATGGCGAAAATGCTCGACCGAATCAGCATATTCATCCGCTCCCAGTCGTGGGACTGCATAGAATCTCGACCGTCATTCAGTCCGTGGGCCATTGCCGGGTATCCACGCTTTGCCTCGGGGTAATCCGAGTCGAAATAGTGGATCATTGATCGAGCCGAAATGTCCTGATAGGATGTCGGAACCTCGGGATTGTCGAGATACCGATAGGCGATAGTCGTTCCTGCTGCGTTAGTGATGATGCCGTCTTCAATCATCGCTCCCTTGTATGGGCCAGATTCCACCTTTACGGGGGTCGATCCCATATCGACTGGGCATCCAATTCGATGCGATGGAATGAACTGAATCGCTGGGAATCCGGTCGAGTATTCCGACAATAGCAGGAAAAACTCACCATCTCGGATCAAGCAGTGGACGCAATCATACGCTAGCGCGGTCATGCCTTGGCTGCTTCCCCGAAGGTCGCCAATTGGCCAGAATTGCTCGCGCATGACCTTTTCAGCGGTCTTTTTCACCTCGGGATCATCCGTCGTCATGGTCGGCTTGAATGCAGCCCCGACCGAATACATGGGAATTTGCCGCCCAATGGCCTTCATTGGCCCCCACCTCTCAATCATGTAGCGCGAGACGGCGACAAGCATCTTCCGGTCAACCGGAGGAATCAGCTTCTGGATGTCCTTGAGTTGAATCGGAACCGCCGGGCGATCACCATCGCCATTATTTGCGCCGGAAAAGCGTGGAGTGGCACGAATTGTTTCAGCTAGTGCGCCCCATGTTGCAGGTTGGCCATATTGATCAAGGATTACGCTCATAGGATTCGGGTATAGCTGACATTTCCGGGGCGGATTCCGCTTTGGAGTCCGGTAATTGCGGCGGAAAGTGCGGCTCTGCGGTCATCGAGAGAATAACCAACCCGAATCGTGTAGGAAGCACCGTTCTTGGAGCCTGAAATGATGTCGCCAACGCTTGATCCATTACGGATTCCAAGAACTAGCGATGCGCGTTCAGCCTTCAGCTTGGAAAGCAACGACGGATCATCCTGCCCGATGTCCCACAGGTCTTTTGCTAGTCCGAGAACGTCTGCCATGCCGTTTGATTAACGTTATTGCATAAAAGTTGCAATAGGCAATTTCAATGTTGCCCCTATTCAGGTATTTCCGGTTGAGGATCTGGCGCTATTTGGGGCTTCGTTTCCGGTAGGCTGATCCAGCCTTTGACCATCGCAAACCCGACCGATCCCATCATGCAGTCCAGCAAATGGTTCGGGCGTTTGGCGATTCTGATCCAGATTTCCTTGATCGTTTTCTTGATGCCGACCGGCACTCGACGACGGACCTCGGCATTGAGATGCTTGGCAAACTCTGGGCCAATATCGTCAGGAACAATAAGCTCGCCATTTCGGCCAGCTCGCAATTCCGCCAGAGTATCTTTCAGCGGATTGACCATAAAGCTGATCAAGTTGGCCTTTTTACCGCCGGATGCGACTGCTGATGTCACCTTTGAGTATGGCGATTTGACGATCACTCCATTTGGAAGGTGGATTGGAAAGTAGTCATCACGCTCGACTCCCCGGAAAGCCGTCCATCCATATTTGGCGCATTGCTGGAAAACGAAATCCCGCCGGTATTGGGAGTCTACTAGAACGCAAGCCTGTCGGACCTTGTATTTTACCCTCAAGGCTTCCAGATCATCAAATGACATGATCTCCCCGCAATTCAACACGCAGCATCGACCGGAGGATGTCCATGCTGTAGCGGCAAACCAGAGCGATGTTTGCTGAACGTCCGCGATGATGCACCGTCCAGCCTCTTCGTCCACAAGCTCGCCATTCTCGTAATCGGCAATCTTGTATCCACCCGAGTTTAATTCGTGCTTTTCCTCGTGGGCATCTGGTTTCCAGAACTCGCATAGACGTTTCTGGGTGAATACCTTGAGCAACGATCGGTCTCCACGGGAGAGAGCATCCATTGCCTCGTCCCATTCCATGACGAACTTTAGCCACGGGATTCGCCAGATCGCCAAGCAGTTGCAATGGAATCCGACGCATCCTCGCTTCGGAGTTGGATTCATCGGGCGATATTGCTGGCGTCCGAGAAGGCTCGATGCCATTGCCCTGCGTTCCTTGGTGGTATCGCGGAAGACGTGGTCGCACTCGGGGTTGATGCACTCGTAACGAATCGTCTTCTCAGTTGCCTGCCAATCCACCCCTCCTGTTTCATGCTCAACCTTGTCGAATTTGAGTTGCTGCCAAATGTAGGGTTGCGCCGTTTTGCAGCAGGGACACTCGAAATTCATCGTGCGCTGGTCGGAATCTAGCCATTTGCGGTAAAGCTCGCACATCGAATCATCGTCCTCGGGGTTCTGGTGCGTCTCGCCGGCCTGTCCGATCAGGAACAGCTTGGCGTTCCATTTGTCATGCGTTCGGGCTTGGGCCTCCTTGATTCGACCAGGCTTGTCGTCCATCCGCCATGCCTCTTCCAGAATCACCCACGGCATCGACTTTTCCTGAAGGTTGGACATCGACGGTCCGCAAATGTCCAAGTAGATTCCGTGCGGGAAAATGACCGTTGATTTCCGGTTCTGGTGCCGATTCTCTGGCATGAACGGGCGCATTGCTTCCGACTTCTTGAATGACGGGTGCAATCGGGTTTCCGCCCATAGTTCGGCTGAGTCGTCTTTCTGGCCGACGAGGAGGATGTTGGACGGGGTGCAAACAACTCGCCATTGGATTGCACCTTCGATGGCGGTCGTCTTCCCTGATCCTGGTGGCCAGAGGAAATGCAGTTCCTTGATGTTGTTGTCCGCAACGGCATCCAGCGGCTCAACCATATGAGGCGCTAGAGAGATGTCCAGATTCGGGGCAAGCCCTTGAACGAGCCTAACGTGGTCGTTGCACCACTGGCTTACGGTCTTTTTTGGCTGGGGCTTTACGATCCCCGCCGCTCGCTTCATCAGCGGGTGCCTCTTCAATTCCGGTGCGGTATTTATCATAGACTTTTTGCCAGAGCTGGCTTTCTAGGTCGGACAGGTTTTCTTGTAGCTTTCGGAACTCTTCGTCCAATCGGATTTCCACAGTGGCTTCGTCGAGTCCGGCTATTTGCGGTGGAAGAGTGGCTTTCAATTCGGAAAGAGCCAGATTCAGCGCGGATGCCCATGAAACCATGACCGCTTCGCCGTCTACCCGGTCGAACATATCGCCAGCGGATTTTGCGTTGGCTAGGCGTAGGCGCTCGACCTCCTCCTTGGTTTTCTCCTTTTTCCAGTAGTCGTGTGAGTCTTCATCCTCGTTTTTGACAAGCGAGCTATGGAGCGATGTCCATTCGGGCGGCTTGGTTCTGAGCGACCAAATTTTCCTGATGATACTCCTGCTATCATAAACGTCCACGCCTTCCCTCTGCCATTTCGACAAATGGCTATCTGAAATCTTGTGAACCTCGGATAAATCTCTGAGCGATAAGGCTTTAAGGGACATCTGATTTTATTTTTGCGGCACGGGCCTTAGCGGCATTAGCCTTGCTGGATTCGGACTTCAGCGTGCTTTTGCGCTCTTTCACACCTTTCTTGAGCTTGCCTAAAGCGACTGCGTTCTTGTTTTTCATATTGCTAGGGAAAGCTGTGGATGGGTGATTTTGCTGGATTTCTCCAAGTTGTCTTTGGCCCAAAGTGGACGTAAGTTGGTGAAATGAAAGCATCTTTTTGCATGGTCCGGATTGGATAAATCAAACGCCGAACATGGAATAATGTGGTCAATGTGCCATCCGTTGACGCCGTAATTGTCCCACGACATTCCTTTAGTGAAAAGGGATTCAAGGTAGCTCCGCAGAAATTCAAGTGAGCATCCTGATATTTCGACGATCTTGGATGATTCCGCCTGATGCTTGATTACCTTGTAGAAACGACGGCGCATGGACGCCTTGATCTTTTGCGCTGGCGTGCGAGCATTTGGTCGTTTTCTTGTCTTGGCGTATTCCCTGCGCTGGTTCTTGTCTCGGAATTGATGGGCTGCTTTTGCTGCCGCTCTTTGGTTGGGGGTGGTCCTGAAACCATACCTTTCAATGTTTCTTTGAACGAATCTATCTCGCGTCTGACGCGCCCTTTCTGCTGCATTGTCCTTGCTGAATTGCCTGCGATAGAGGCACTGAAATGGCTCTCGCCATGGTCCCATATTTGTCCATACCAAATTTACCGAAGTGTAGTGTTTCGCTACTAATCCTCCTGACTGATCCGATGTCAGCCTAAGTAAAAAGTGACAACGTGCACATTCTTTCCAAGATGGTAGCTTGGCCTTGCATTTTCGCGAACAAACGTCTGGAGCTACCCACCGAATTGAGCTTGGCCTTCCGGTCTTCGTGAATCCGCAGACTTTGCAGGTTGCTGTTTTGATTGACCATCCCATGTGCTTTTGCTTGTAAAGCGGTCTTTATGGTATTGCAAGCGTTATTTTTATCGCTATGCGACCCCTCGTTGAAAAATCTCTTTTAGGATGCTTTGGCAAGGCGCAAAACCC